GATATAATCTATTGATTGTGTTTGTGGAATGTTACGTCTTAATACAACTGTCTGAGTTGATGTTGGAATATTACCTGATGTGAATATAACTGATCCACCACCTGATGAACCAGCACCTGTTACAGTATAGTGAGTTGTAATAGTTTTAGTTGTTTCAGTTCCATTAGCTGAACGAATGATGACTTGAATATCTGAGTCTGCGAATATCTTGAATGTGTAAGAAAAGGTAGTTGTAGAGTTATCACCACTATAACTGTTTCTAACTGTAGTTGAAGATATTGTCATAAAGTTCCTTTATTATATTTTAATGTTCATGTCTATTATTATTCTAAACCTTTTACTTGTGGCTTTTGACCAGATTTTAATGGTGTAAGCATTTCATATTTATATCCTTGTGCTTTCTCTATTTGCTTTCTAGCTTCTGGATATTCTCTTAACATGTTTGCATACGCTAATTTTTTATAACCTTCAAATATTCTTTTAACAATATATTCCTTACCACCATCAAAGTTCTCATCTCCTTCTTTAGCCGATTTATATTGGTATGTTTTAAATGTGTTTTCTAATTTTTGTTTTAATGTTGTGCCATCAAAATCTTTAGCTTTTCCTATCTGTTCCATCCAATAATCATAAGCTGATCTATCACCTTTTTTGATTTCAGTTAAATCAACAACTTTAAACTTAGTAACTTCAGGTGGTGCTAAGGATAGTTTAAGTCTAGCAACTTCATAAGCAACTGGATCTTGTTTAACATCAGAAGATTTACCAATTAATGTTGGTCCCTGAAACCAGAAAGAGAAAGAAGCAACGCCATCTGGATTAATAACAATACCAGTTGGTTTCTTTTCAATAGGTTCACCAGTTAATATATCTCTTTTTCTTTCTAAATAATCTTTTGCAAAAGGAGTCTTGGCAATAACTTGATCTATAAAAGATCTTGTTTCTAATGCTTCTTTATCTGCATCTAGTATTCCTGGTATTCCTTGTGATCTAAATGATACAAATGGAATAAGGTTACCAACAACTCCACCAAAGAATTTAGAAAAATTATTAGGAGTTGGATCACCAAGAACTTCAAATATATCTGATAATCCTCTTAAATAAGTTTTGTTAGTTACATTTTTAAATATTGTTAAAAATGCAGAACCAAATAAATCTTCTTTGTCTTGATCATTAATATTAGCAATGTTTTCTTTTAGATCAGCAATAATACCTAAAACATAAAAACGAGGATCCATTCTGTTATATTGAACATAAGTTACTGAACCATCTTTATTTTGTTTAGCCATAGAATAAGGTTGCCATCCTAAATTTAACCATTGTTTTTTAATGTTAGGATCTGCTGGACCATTACCTGTAAGTTTAGGTAATCTCATTCCATCTTTAGTTTCAATATATTCTAATGCAACATCTAGTGCATACATCGTTGCAGCAAAACCTAATGCTTGTCTTCCTAAAACTTCTGCTCTTGCACGTCTATCTCCACTATTCCATAAATCTGCATTTTGTTTTGTTAAAGCACCAAAACCAGGAATACGATTACTAAAATGTCTCCATAAGTTTGTTGGTGTTCTAATAAATGGCATTAAGAATCTAAATTCTGGCGATTGTCTTAAAAAGTTTTCAATCTTAGATCCCCAGTTTAAATAAGATCCATTTGTTAATGTATTTGTAAATGTTGATTCTCTAGCATATTGTAATGCTTTTTCATTAATAGGATTATTTTTAATATTTGCTAATCCATTAGCATCAAAACCTTCTTTTAAAATTTTTTCAATATTCTTTTTACCTTCTTTAGACGTAATATCTAAACCAAGTTCCATAGTATTTTCTAAAGCATTACTAAATAATCTTCCTCTGTAATTTATTTGTTTTAAAAATTCGTCAGTTGTTAAAAGTAATCTTGATGGAAGTTCAATAACATTACCAATCCAATCAACAATAGTTCCAGTTCTTCCATTAAATCCTAAGTTAGCTCCACTGATTGGTCTAACTGCTTTTCCATTTAATATTTGTAAGTTATCTTGAGTTCTAGCAAGTGGATCAAGAACAGCATCTGCTTGTCTTAATGCTAAACTGGTTGCTTTCCAAGTATCTCTAAATGACATAATCATTCCACGATATTGAGCAAAACCTAATTGCACTGCTTTCTTATCTCTAGCAATTGCTCCACCAATCGTTTGTTCCATTGGTCTAATTAATGCTTCATATAATCCAGTTTTTAAGTTAATGGCTTGAGTAAATACTCCAGATAATAATGAATTAAGATAAGCAGAGTTAAATACTTCTATTGTTTTTTGATATTTAGTTTTACCAGCATTTTGAATTACTTCATCTAAAGAACCACTTGCAAATTTTTTGGCAAGAATAATTGGATTAGAATTATATAATCTTATATATTCAGCAGCTTTTTCAGCATCAATAACTTTACCACCAACAGCACCAACTTGTACTCTACCAGCTTGAGTAGTTCTAGCTGCACCTCTAATTTGTTCTTTTAATGAATAAGTTACATCTTGAATTAATTTTGTATAATTAGCAATTTCTTGTCTAGCTTCTTTAGTCCAGAGTTTTTCATTTTCACCAAACTTAGCAATATATTTAATTGATGTTTCTTGTAAATTTCTAGCAATTTCTTGTAATACCATTTTAGACGCTAGCATTCTAATTGTTCCTTGTTTAGCCGCTTCAGTTTGTTTTGGTAATGCTCTTAATATTTCATCTTTGCTACTTGCAATTTTTTTTGCCAATTCTTCTGCAACATCATTTCTTAACACATCATTTTCTAAAAAATTTTTTGTAACATCATCAAATTGAGATACTGCATCATCAATTGTTTTAAGAACATGTTCTGAATTTTTAAATGATTTAGTATTTAATATTTTTTTAATAAATAATTCAGAATCTTGTTTAGCTGTTTTTTCACCAATTTTTATTTCTTTTACTAATTCATCAACATTAATTGCAGGATTACCATCAACGATTGCTTTTCTAACAACAGGTGCTGTAGTATTTCCTGCTTCAACTTCTTTTATTGCTTCACCAGTTTCTTTATAAATAGCATTTTTTTCATCAATATTTTTAGTAGCTTTAGCTTTTTTAAATGCTTTAATTCCAAATAAAACACTTTCTGCAATACCTCCAACAATCATTCCTTCTAATACATTTTTTAATCTTCCTTCCATTTCTGTATCTTCTACATCTGTTGCTAGATATTGAGTAACTGCATTATTTAATACTGGTGAATCTAATTCAACTAACATATCGGATAATCTTCCTTCATTAGGATCCCAAACAGTAAGATCTGCAACAGCTCCTGCTGACATGCCTCTTAATGCTGTAACACCAAAACCACCAACTAATCCAGCACCTTTAAGAAATTTATTTGGTGTATAAAATCCAGTAACAAATCTTGATATTCCTTCGGTAATATTTCCAGCTAATGTTTTTGGTTTATAAAATAATGGTAGTTGTCTTTCATCAGAATACTTTCCTTCTTTCCATCTTGTTGGTGAAACATATTGTGGAATAAAATCTTTAAATGAAAGTTTTCCATCTTTATCACCAAATTCAATACCACCTAATGATACAATATTTTTATCTAAAAAATCTCCTTGTTCTTCAATAGCATTAACAACTCCTTGAGGAATTGATAAAGTCATATCTCCAACAGTACGCCAAAAACCATAACTATCTTCTTTGGGATCTTTAACTAATCCAGATTGTCTTGGTTGTATTTTTTCGTAATTTATTTTTTCTTGATTAAAAAAATTTAATAAATCAGGATTAACAGGTTGAGGTTTTCCAGTTGGTTTTTGTTCAGGAATAACATTATCAGTAATAGGAATAGAAGGTGTGTTTATATTTTTATTAGGAGTATCTTGTGTAGAGAAGAACTCCTGTAGAGATGGATCAATAGTAGGCATTTATTCTTTCTGTCTTGATTCAATGACTTTTTTATATTCAATTAAAAAAGAATTAACATCAGGATTACCATTCTTATCTTTAAATCCATTTAATTTAGCTAATGTCTTTAACATATTAGCATCATTAGGATTTGTATTGTAAGCAGCAATAGCATCAGCTATTTGTTGTTTTTCTCTTACAATATTAAATTTATTTTTTTGTAAATCAAATGTTGTTATGTTTGCAATATCTGCATCTCTATATTTATCAATCAATAAAGATGATAATTCTTTTGCATATATTTTTTTCTCTAATTTAGAAGCAGATGGATTGGCAGCTAAATATTGATTAAATCTTTGATCATATTCAAATCCAGATTCAGTTGCTAAAGTCTTATTTCTTTGACCAGATAAATCTGGAACAATGGCATTGTAAAATGTTTTTTGTAATATATCTTTTTGAGCAACACTATATTCATTAACTTCTGTTCCTTGAACAACTTTTGTTTTTAAATCTTCGTGTGCTACAGATTCAGATAATAGATTTTGTTTAAAATCACTCCAATCACTTTGTAATTTTCCTGTTAATACTTTTTTACCATTTGCTCTTTGTAATGTTTCAAATTCATTTGCCATTTGGATTGCTCTATCATAATCAGAATTAGGATCTCCTTTAACCGCAATCTTAGAAATCTTTTCTTTATAAGTAACAAATAATGATTTTGATAATTCATCATCTTTAATAAATCTTGTAGCACCAAACGCCTCATCCATTTTAGCAAAGTTTTCTTTAGCATTTGTAGATCCAATAACAGGATCTAAATCTAATAAAAACAAATCACGTTCAACTGCATTTCTTTTATTTATTTCATCTATTGGAGACAATTGCATAGACTTAACAAAATCAGTTGCATTGTCTAACATTGATGCTTTAACTTGTGCTTTAATAATAGGATTTTCTTTATATGTTTGATACTTAGCAGCTAAAGTATTTTGTTCAGTATTGTAAGTATTTGTACTTTCAGTTTCTAATGCTTTGAATGATTGTTTTTTAATATTATAAATATAATCACCATATTCAACATCTAAATTTTGTTTAATTCTTTCTCTTACTCCAAGATTAGAAATATTAGATAATTTTTGTTTTGTATAATCATTCCATTTATTAGAAAAATTTTGAATAGCATTTGTTTCATTAAAATTATTTTCTTCTTGTTTTAAAAATTTATCTGCTTCACCTTTAATAATAAAAGTTTCTTTTTTAGCCTCAATTTTTTCTGTTAAATCTTGTTGAGCAACATAATAATCACTTAGTTTTTGCATTGCTGGAACCAATTGAGAAATGGGTCCACCAGTTAATGGTGCTTGATATTGAGTTTTAAGATCAGCAACATCTGCTGTCATTCTTGTTTGTGCTGTATATGTAGGTATCTTTGGCATAGTTTAAGCGAATGGGTTAGGTATGCTTCCTAGTAATGTTTGACCAGGTTTTGATTGACCAAAAGAAAAAGCGGCACTAGCTAAAGTTCCAATAGCTGCTGCTTTACCTGTTTGTCTTGCAACTCCGCCTTGTATTCTTGCAAAGTTAGCTTCATTAAATTTAGATTGTTGTGCTACTTTTGAATTATAAGTAATTGTATTTCTTTCTAATTGTGCCTGTACATCATTGTTATGTAATATTCTTAAACCAGATCCAGATAAATCTGCACCAGATGTTAAAATTTTAGTTGTAGTTTGAGATTGTAATTGATTAAATTTTTGATCAAATCTTTGTAAATCTACTTCATTTTGTTTTTCTATTTGTGCAGCTTCTTGATCTGCAATTTCTGCATTTCTATTATAAACTGCTTGATTATATTTTCCTGCAGCATTTTGATTTTTTGCTTGAATTACTTGAAAGCCTAATTGTACAAAAGGTATTGCCTGTGCCATTAGTAAATCCTCGCAAATCTATAATGATCAGCACCATCAAAACCATAGTGCTTCATTAATCCTTCATTAGTAAATCCTAACCACTTAGCAAATCTAATACCAATTCCAAAATCAGATCGTACTGCAGTTTGTAATCTTTTAATATTATTAGATGTTGCAAGATAATCTATATTTTGCTTTACAGCTTTTGCAATCGTTATTGGATAATTCCATACATCATTCTTAGCAATGAACCAACCCTCAGCTACATTACCCCATATTCTTTTCATACCAGCTGCTGCAATAACCTTATCATTAATTAATCCTGTAAATGCTAGATGCTCTTGTTCTAAATCCATACATTCTTTGTTATTATCTTTAATAATAAATGATGCGTCTTTCTGTGTAAGCATGTGATTCATCTGAGATTCCATAATCAATCTGCCATGATCTTGTCTGTAAGGAATTATAATTAATCTATTAGTCATTTGTAGTTAAGTCTGGGTATAACGATAAAACTGTTAAAGG